ATGAGCAGATCGAACAGTCGACGCACGGCATGGGCGACACGTTCATGTGGAACGTCGAGGCCCAGGTGCGCAACCCCGCGATCAACGCCTTCCAGCTCACGCAGAACATCAACGACGAGAGCGCCACGCGCGTCGTCTACAACGAGGTGTACATCCGCATCGACAAGGATGGCGATGGCATCGCCGAGCTGCGGCGCGTGTGCATGGTCGGGCTGACCGTGTTGAGCGACGAGGTGTGGGACGAGGTGCCGATGTCGATCCTGTGCCCCGATCCTGAGCCGCACATGGTGATCGGCAACAGCATCTCGGACCAGACCGCCGACATCCAGCTCCTGATGTCGAACGTGGTGCGCAACACGCTCGACAGCCTGGCGCAATCGATCCATCCGCGCTCGTGGATGGTCGAGGGCCAAGTCAACGTCGATGACATGCTGAACGTCGAGACCGGCGCCACCGTCCGCATGCGGGCGCCTGGCATGGCGGGTGAGTTCAACACCACCTTCGTCGGCCAGCAGGCGTTGCCGATCATCCAGTGGATCGACCAGGTGAAATCGAAGCGCACGGGCGTGGTGCCCGCGTCGGTCGGGCTCGATCCCGACGTGCTGCAGTCGACCACGAAGAGCGGCGTCGATCAGACCATCCAGGGCGCCCAGGAGCGCACCGAGATGGTGGCGCGGCTGTTCGCCGAGGGCGGCATCAAGCCGATGATGAAGGGCGTTTTGAAGCTGCTGTGTAAGCACCAGGATCGCCCGCGCATGATGCGCCTGCGCGGCAAGTGGGCCGACGTCGACCCGCGCGCCTGGGATGCCGACATGGACGTGATCGTCCACGTCGCGCTCGGTCGCGGCACACAGGGCGAGCGCTTGGCGGCGTTGAACGGCATCGCCAACAAGCAGGAGGCGGTGCTGCAGATGGGCGGCATGATGAACCCGCTCGCCGACCTGTCGAACTATCGCAACACGCTTGCCAGGATGACCGAGCTGCTTGGCTTCAAGAACGTCGAGGAGTTCTTCAAGCAGATCAACATGCAGCAGCTCGCGGCGCAGCAGCAGCAAGCGCAACAGCAGCAGGCGCCCGATCCAAACATGCTGGTCGCCCAGGCGCAGCAGGCCAAGGTCCAGGCGGGCATCCAGAACGACCAACAGGAGCTGCAGCTCAAGGCCCAGCAGCAGCAGATCGATGCGCAGGCCCAGCAGATGGAGCACGGGCTGAAGATGCGCCAGGTCGAGCTGGACGCTCAGCAGAAGCAGCTAGAGGCGCAGCTCAAGGACGCGCGCGAGCGCGACCAAGCGAGGCTCGACGCCATCATCCGCCTGCAGATCGCCGAGCTGCAGTACGGCACCCAGGTGCGCGCCAGCGACACCGAGCTGGAGCTGGAACGCGCTGGTCTGATCGCCGACGCCGTCAAACACCGCGACAGCCTCGCCCAGCAGGACGAGGAGCATGTGCGCGAGATGAGCCGCGACATGGTCCAGCACCGCATGACCATCGATCAGAAGGACCGCGCCGCCGAGCTGGCGGCCCAGGCGAAGAAGGAGGCTGGCAATGGATCATCTGCCACAGCCCAGTGATGAGCAGCTCGAACAGATCGAGGAGTTCGTGAAGAGCGATGCCTGCACGCTGATTTTTGAGCGCATGCAGCGCGGCATCATCCAGGACTGGGCGAGCAACCAGGACCCCGAGGCGCGCGAGAAATGCTGGCTGGGACTGCAGACGCTGCTGCAGCTCCACGCGGCGCTGCGCGACGCCAAGGCAATGAAGCACATGGATGGTCGCGCCCAGGAGCGCCGCCCGATTTACCGCAACTAGCAAAGTGGAGTAGAGTATGCCTGCCACCACCGCTGACACGACCCCGCAGGGTCCCAGCCTGGAGGACGCAGCCAAGCGTTTCGAGAGCCTCCTGACCTCCGAAGCTGGAGAGAACCAGGACGACACTCAGGACCAGGCTGAAGCCCCCGCCGACACCGACGAGGGCGTTGCCGCCGAAGCTGAAGTGGAAGAGACCGACGCCGACAAGGCGGACGCCACCGAGGCCGAAGCAGCGGACGCTGAAGACGACGCCGAGGCGACCGACGACAAGGGACCGCAACTGGTCACCGTCACCATCGACGGCAAGACCGAGCAGGTACCCCTTGAAGAGGCGCTGAAGGGTTATCAGAGGCACCGCGACTACAGCCGCAAGACCGCCGACCTTGCCAACCAACGCCATCAGGTCGAGGAGCAGGCGAAGGCGGCACGAGAGGAACGCCAGACGTACGCCACGATGCTGGTCGCCCTGCGCGATCAGCTCCAGCAGGGCCAGGAAGCTGAGCCCGACTGGGACGCGGTGTACAAGGCCGACCCTGTCGGATACGCGCGCAGGCGCGATGAGTGGCGCGACAAGCAGGACAAGCTGGCAGCAGCCCAGTACGAACTGCAACGCCTCACTCAGGTGCAGCAGCAAGAGCAAGCCGAGAACCTCAAGAAGGTGGTGGCGCAGGGTCGGGCCAAGATGCTCGATCTCAACCCCGCCTGGAAGGACCAGAAGGTCTGGGACGCCGACCGCCAACTGATCGTGAAGTACGCTCAGGAGGTCGCTGGCTACTCCCGCGAGGAGATCGAGCAAGCCTACGATCCGCGCGCCATCGTCTACATGAACAAGGCGCGCCTCTACGACGAGCTGATGGCGAAGAAGCCGAAGCCTGTCGTGGCGAAGGGACCGAAGGTCGCTGCACCAGGCGCAGCTCAACCGGCAGGCAACTCAGCCAGGCTCAACGCGGCACAGCAACGTCTCGCCAAAACCGGTCGCCTCGATGATGCGGCCAAGGTGTTCGAGCAGCTCATCTGAGTATCGGTGGGCCGCTCTTAGCGTGAGGGCGTAACCATGGCTTTGATTACCAACACGATGACCCGCTACGATGCGACGCGGGCCGTTCGAGAAGACCTCTCGAACATGATCTACAACATCGCGCCGACCGACACGCCTGTGATGTCGAACGCCGGTCGCGACACGGCCAAGCAGACGTTCTTCGAATGGCAGACCGACATTCTCGCTGCTGCGGCCAACAACCCCGTCCTGGAAGGCGACGACATCGTCGGCACCGTCGATGCCCGCGCGCCTACCTTCCGCGTGAACAACTACACCCAGATCAACCGCAAGATCGTCGCCGTCACCGGCACCCTGGAGGCCGTCGACAAGGCGGGCATGCGGTCGTACCTGGCGTACGAACTGAGCAAGGCCGCTTCGGAGATGAAGCGCGACATGGAGACTGGCGTCACCGGTTTCCAGATCGGCGTGGCGGGCTCGAACTCCGTTGCGCGCAAGACCGCAGGCATGGGCGCGTGGATCATCACGAACTACCAGCCTGGCGCCACCGGCACCGCGCCGGTCATGTCGGGCGGCGCAGGCCAGGGCACGCCCAACACCGCTGCGGGCGCTGGCACCAACCGCGCCTTCACCGAGGCGATGCTCAAGACGGCACAGCAAGCTGTGTGGACGCAGGGCGGCAATCCGAAGGTCGCCTATATGGGCCCGACGCAGAAGGTCGCCGCGTCGGCGTTCGCTGGCATCGCGACGCGCTTTCGCGATGTGCCTGCCGGTCAGCAGGCGCAGATCATCGGCGCCGCCGACGAGTACATCGGAGACTTCGGCGCCACTGCTTTCGTCCCCGACCGGTTCATGCCGCTGAACAACGTCTACGTCGGCGATCCTGAGTACGTCTCGCTTGCCTACCTGCGCCCTGTGCAGACGGAAGTGATGGCGAAGACTGCCGACGGTCAGAAGCGTATGATCATCTGCGAGTGGGGCCTCCGCATGAAGACCGAGCGGAGCTGGGCGAACATCGCCGACCTCACTTGATCCTTCTGGGCTCGCTCTTCTCGTGTACGTGTGAAGAGGGGGACTAAGCCGGTGGGCAGCGTAGCGTACGCCCACCGGTTCTTTCACCCAGGAGGGTCTGATGACGAAGCGTCTCTTCGCCGTCGACCCGATGACGGGCACGGCGCACTACGTCGACTACAACGAGGCCGACGACACCTTCACGCTCGTGGAGGAAGTCGATGTCGACGCGCTGATCGATCTCAACCGGAGAATGTACAACGAGGCGCCAACGGGCTGGGGCGATGGCCGCACCGTCGCGCGCCTGCCGCTGGCACTGCGTGAGAAGCTCAGGCGCGAAGGCATCCTGGGCGACGACAAGAAATGGAAGGCGTGGCTCAACGATCCTGACAATCGCGCGTGGCGTATCCGTCCAGGGTGGGTGTGATGGCTGCCGTCACCATCGCCTCCTACAACGATCTGCTGGCGGCTACTGCCGACTGGCTGAACCGTGGCGACCTGGTCGATCAAATCCCGGCGTTCGTCACGCTGACCACGGCGCAGTTTAATCGCGAGCTGCGTCTGCGCGACATGATGGTCCGTGCCGACTGCACCAGCTCGAACGAGCTGGTCGCGTTGCCCAGCGACTGGCTGGAGCACTACTCGCTGACGCAAGACCCAGCGCAGTCCACCACCCTCTGGCCGCTGCAGTATATGAGCGAGGCGGACAGCAACGTCATCAAGGCGAACGCACAGGGCTGGATCGGCGCGCCTCTGCGCGGCTACACGATCATCGGCAATGCCATCGAGCTGGTGCCAGCACCAGCCGACGACGTCGACCTGAAGATGGTCTACTACGCGCGCATCCCCGACCTCGGTCCCGGTCTGACACAGCAGACCAACTGGCTGCTCATCAAGTCGCCCGATCTCTACCTCTACTCGACGTGCCTACAGGCGGCGCCGTATCTCAAGGACGATGACCGCATCGCGAGCTGGGGCCAGATCAGGGCTGCGATTGTCGAGACCATGCGGATGGAAAGCGAGGCGGCGTTGCGTCCCCGCTCGGGCCAACTCGTCGCGCGCCCGAAGGTTCACTTCTGATGGTCGCCCTGGTGATCAGGCTGGCGCCGCTGCTGCTCCTCCTCGCGGCCTGCAGTGATCGCGACGTCATCCAGATGACGCCGACGCTGACCTGTCCGCACGCCATCGACTGTGACGTCTACGAGTGGCAGATCGGCGTGCGCTATGGCCCAAAGATCAGCGGCACCCACATCAACTGCAAGTGTCAGGAGTAGCCCATGCCGCGCTGGATCGATGAATACTGGAAGCTGCCGCGCACGACGTCGGAGTTCTATCGACCGGCGCACGCGCCGATGCTGCGCACCAGGCGAGCTGCTGCTATCGCGCCGCGTGAGACGACAGGCGACGCCGACATCGACTGGCTGACCGCTGCGCCCGAGCGCAGCGCCTCGATCCTGGAGCGGCTCAACGCCGAGCCGGTGCCGCCCGATCCGGTGCCAGGACCGTCGACCGACAGCGGTGTGGTCTGGCCGCGCAACGAGACCGAGCTGCGCCAGGCGCTGCAGTCGTTTGGCCAGGAGGACTACCTCGGCATCCTGCATCCGAAGACCGACATCGAGGTCAGCCAGACGATCAGGGTCAGCAATCCCAACGGCAGCGGCATGCTGTGGGGCGTGAACGGCCAGGGCGCCCGCCTCCACTGGGTGGGCAATCCCGGCGAGGACATGCTGGTCTACGAGGCGCTGCCCACCACCGTGCAGACGATGCTCTACGTCGAGTGCATGTGCTTCTACGGTCGCGGCTACGATCACGAGCCTGCTGGTGCCTGCCTCAAGCTGCTGGCGCAGTACGGTGATCCTGGCGCGATCTACAAGTTCACCCTGAAGGACATCGTCACGAGCTGGGCGACCTACGGCATCCACCTGGCAGGCGCGGTGTTCGAGGGCATGCTGGAGAATTGCCACGGCGAGAACCACGCCAGCCACGGTCTGTTCCTTGAGCACCTGTGGACCAACCCCGTCTCCATCGTGTCGAACATCTTCGACGTCCATCCCAACATGAGCCGCAACTACGGCG